TTACCTTGACTTGTAGAAACTTCGTGTCCAGAAAAACTAACACCAAGTTCATTACAAACAGCTTCAACTTCTTGAGCTATTAAACCATCAAATACATTTTCTTTTTCATCATCTTTAATTGGTTCTTTATTCATTTCACCAAATAAATCTGCGTATTCTTCTGGGTCTTTTCTTTTAAACTTTCTAGGTTTTAATTTGTTTACAAACTCTAAACCTAAATCAGTATCAATAATGTCTTTTTTAATTCTTTCATCAGAGTATGTGCTAAAAGATACTTGGCCTTTAATTGCTGTAACAGAAGTATTACCAAGATGAACTTGGTTTCCTCTACCAGTATTAACATTGTAACCTATGCAAACTGCATTAGCTTCATTATCTCCGTCAGAATGTTGTCTTGTGAAAGCACCGAGCATAATAGATTGAGCACCAATGTAATCATCTCCTGCTCCGTGACCTAGACAAACAGTATAATCTTCATCAACAACAGCGTCACCTGCTAATCTACCTATGGCAATATTATTACCACCAGTCGTACAATTAGTTAGAGATTGATAACCTACTGATACACAGAAATCGGCTGAAGTTATTGCATCAGAAGATTCGTTACCAATCGCTACATTGAATTCTCCACCACTATTTACGACTCCTAAAGCAGAATATCCAATAGCTATGTTTTGCTGTTCACCATCAGCGTTATAAAGTGCTCCAAATCCAACTCCTGTATTTCTACCGCCAGTTGTATTTGAATAACCAGCAGTCTTGCCTACAAATACATTGTCTTGTGCTGTAGTTGTGCCTTTACCAGCTTGATATCCAACAAAAGTTGAACCAGAGCCTTCAGTTACAGCACTTCCAGCTTCATAACCAACTACTGTACAATGGTCAGCCGAAGTCAAAGCATCTAAAGTATAATTACCTACAGCTACGTTGTACTCACCACCAGCCACCGCACCAGCCATAGAACCTAGTCCAATAGCTGTGTTATGACTTTCTGTATCTGCTTGTTTGTATGCTTCTCTACCTATTGCAGTTATACCACCACCACTTGTATTACCTAATGCGGCTTCAGAACCAAATACAGTAAGTTCGTGAGCTGTGTTTACATAACCAGCTCTGTAACCCATAATTGTATTGTTTCCTCCACTAACAATATCTTCACCTGCTTCCATTCCTACACAAGTATTTTTAATACCAGTAGTTGTAGCGTGTAATGTTCTTGCTCCAATACCAACATTTGTATTACCAGATGTCATATTTTGACTAGAATTTGCTCCGATACCAATATTGTTTGCACCAGTTACAACACCAGTTCCTGCAGCATTATTTCCTATAAATACATTACTAGCCCCTGTGGTTAAAGCTGTTCCTGCATTATATCCAATAGCAATATTTTCATCAGCAGATGTTAAAGCATCAAGTGCATAGTTACCAATGGCTACGTTAAATTCTCCACCAGCCACTGAGCCACCTAATGCTGAGTGTCCAACTCCCAAATTGTCGTTTTCAGTATCGTAACCAGCACCAGAACTCATTCCGACCATAATATTTCTGTCACCTGTGGTAAGAGCTTCTAATGAATTTACTCCAATACCTACATTGCTTGGACCATCTGTTAAATTTCTTAATGAACTATTTCCAATAGCTATATTATATTGTCCAGTTACAACTCCTTGATACATAGCATTATAACCAAGGGCTGTATTATCACTGCCAGTAGTTAAAGCACTACCAGAGTTATAGCCAACAAAAGTATTATTATCTCCAGAAGTCAAAGCATCTAAACTTAAATTACCAATAGCTACATTATATTCACCTCCAGCTACACTACTACCAATAGCAGCTTGACCAATTGATAAGTTGTTACTTTCTGTGTCAGCACCAAAATTAGCTTGAACACCTATTGAAATATTACTAGCTCCAGTAGTGTTAGCAGATAAAGATTCTTTACCGATTGCTATGTTGTGGTCACCAGTTGTAATAGCATCCATAGCTGCAAAACCATAAGCAGTATTGTTGTCAGCTGAGTTATCTGTGCCTGACACATCGTGTGTGTATAAAGAATTGCTTGATGATACTGAATAAAAAGGAATACCTGCAACACTAGTAGCTGTACCTGTTGCACCTACTGCACCATCTTTTAATGTTACACCGTCAACGGCTACACCGTTAGCACTGGTATTTTCACTAATAGTATCTACTTTAATTGTACTTGTCATAATAGGTTATCCTTCTAATGTTGTAATTCTTGCTTCTAATTCTTGTATAGTTTTGACTAAAAGAGGAACTAATTTTGATTGGTCTATGCCTTGATAAACTGGTCTTGTTTGTTGTTGACCATCATCATCAATATATGTTTCTGTTTCGTCTTTTTCTCCATTAATTGCTTCTGGAACTATATCCGATACTTCGTGTGCTAAGAAACCATCAACTGTTTTATCTGCGTCAGCTTTAAAATTAAATCTGCTTGGTTTTAATTGTTTTAATCTAGTAGTCGCATCCCAATCTGTTACTACGTTTTCTTTTAATCTGTAATCTGAAGAAGTTACATATTGAGTTGCCGAGCCATTTGTTGTAATAGTTCCCACACCACCATTAGCATTTTGAAAAGTTATATGTCCAGCTTGACCTGTTGTACTACGAGAACTAAAAATTTGACCAGGTTCAAATTTTTTTGATTCTTGTCCAGCTGCATAAGAAGTAGTACCTAGCAATAAATTACCAGAGCTATCTATTCTCATTCTTTCAGAACTATTAACATTAAACTGTAAATTATTATCATCTGTGTCGTATAAAATACCACCTTTAAATGTGCTGGCACTATTACGAAAATCAATAGCACAATTTCCATCAGTAGCATTAGTTTCAAGAATAAATCTAATATCATTACTAGGATCTCCAGTGCTTTTAATATGCATAGTATCAGCGGGACTACTAGTGTTTACGCCAATTCTATCATTACCACTATCGACAAATAACATATGAGTCTTACTGTCAGATTCTACTCGGAAATCTATGTCTCTTGAATCTTCATTAATAACAACTTCAGATGCATCTAGAGAAAGCATGTCTCTTTGAGACCCGTCTTGCATAACTTGAAATGTAAGTCTAGCTTCTTCAGAACCATTTGCAGCATTAAGAATTTTCTGTGTTATAAGTGCATAAGCCTCTCCATTACCAGCGTCATCTTTTGCACCAAATTCAATTTTACCACAAATATCATTGGTAGCACCTGTAACAGCTCTTAATAATTTTAATTGTGGCCCAGCATTGGCATCGGTATCAGTAGAAGCAAGAAGTAAAGTAATTGCGTTATCAGTTGATTCTACATTAAAAACACCACCATGGTCTGTTGACGTTCCTACATTGACATGGTCATTACCACCATCAACGAATAGCATATTAGCATTACCATTAGACTCTACTCGGAAATCTAAATCTATAGAACCATCATTAAATACAGTTTCACTACTAACAGATCTCATAATTTCTGTAGTTGATCCATTAACAGCTTTTTCTATTATTAATCTAGCATCTTCTGTGCCATCAGTAATATCTTCAGCAACAGCTCTAATTCTTGCATAAACAACATCTTGTGAATTGTCATTACGACCATCAAAGTCTATTTGGCCTAAAACGTCACCATCTCCATTACTATCATTATTTCTATATAATCTTAAATTAGGCCCAGAATTTGAATCAGCATCTGTCGATGTTAGTGTAAGGTTGTCAGAGTTATCAGCAACTGTAATTGTAGTTGCAGCTGTAGATGTTATAGCACCATCTTTTAACGTTACACCATCAATGGCTACACCATTGGCACTTGTTTTTTCTGATATAGTATCAACTCTTATTTCACTCATAGTTTATCCTTAACAATGCAAC